AGGAACTCTTTCTGGTTTTATGTAGTCTTCTTGATGTCTTGCTTTGCCAAGATCCCTAGCATAAAAACTGCTCAAAGCAGGAAGAAAAGTTGCGTAGTCCTTCTGCTTTTCAGTTAGGTTGTCAGTGGGTATGTTTTTCTTTTCCATATTATCCAAATGCCTTTATTGCTAAAAGTGGAACCAACCAAGGAAACACCAAATGTTCAATTAACTCATAAATTACCAACACAGAGAGCAGTATTGCCCACAGTCTTGATGTTCTTGCTTTATGACTCACATATGTAAAAATTTTCGAATGCCATGCTCCGATCTTTTCCACAATACCTGGTTTGTTACTTTTTACAGTCGTTCTCTTTTTAGCCATATGTCCTTATTTTGTTTGTGCTGGCAAGATGTAATTGTATTCACCAATTCCACTGTCCACCGTTATTTGCATTGCTCCTTGATCAGAAATACTCATCTTCACTTTTCCATCAAGACTTAAAATACTGATAACTTGTTGTATCGGCCAACTCCAAGTATTTTTCAATTCTTTATTCACATTCATTTCAAATATAAATGAACCTGCGTGTGAATTAGCATCACCGAAAAAGAAACTTAAATGTTTATTTCCTTTAGTTGTTGTACAGTCAGTTGTTTTCACTGTAAAAACAGTTTCTTCAACATGTGCCGCCGCTTGTAGTTTTAATCTTTGTATTGCCGCTAGTTTAGGTTCAAACTCGATATCCCAAGTAGATCCTTTAAATTTTACAGACTTTAATTTTTCATTAATAATTTCAGTGCTCATAAATCTGTAATCATTTTTAAAATCACCGCCTACGTTTTCAAAGTGTATGTGCGTTGGAATTGTTTTACCATTTCTTTCTGCTGACTTAACTTCAATCTTTGCTTCTTTTTGATACTCTGGACATTTTAAATGTAAAGCCAGTTTATCTAGATTAGGCATACCAAATACACCATCAAATTCATCTACTTTGTTGTTTGTGTTTGCTGAAAGAATTACTGATCTGTCGTCAGCCATACTTTCTATTTTTGTTTGTTCTTCATTGCTTACTTTTACAAGGCTAAGAAATCCTAGCGAATGTGTATGTGCAACGATGTCTTGTAAGATATCTTTCATATTTTTCTCCTGTTTGTTACATTATATTTAGGTTTTGTTGAAAAGTCAACGACTAATTGTTCCATCTTGATTTCACTCCAAAATGTTTATAGGCCTTCTGCACACTTTTGGCTTGGAAATAACAGTCCGCCAATGCGTTATGAAGTGACATCTGTATGTCTTTTCTTGGATCTTTTGGTAGCATGTTGAATAGAGTTCTTGAATCTCTAATTTGCCAATAGTTCCATGGACAAGGTTGTCCCAGTTGAGCATACAAATTCTGTAATATGGCGTAATCAAAAAGTGGACCTTGACACCATAATTCGTCTATGCCCACACACCACTTGTTTAATTGCTTTATCATTTCGGTTAATGAAACTCTGTCCTCATCTCCCAATGCTTCTTCTCTAATTTTTTCATCCTGTCGACCCCACCATTCTAATGTGCCTTCATCCACGTGTCGACTTAATTCACTTTGTTCATCTACATCTACTCGTAGGTACAATCCTGCGTGTGGTTCTGAATCTGTATAAGGATCAAACTTTATAGCACCCAATGTCAATACAGTAGCATCTGGTCTGGTGCTTAATGTTTCTAAATCTATCATTCCGTGTATAGCCATCTATCCTCCAAAGTCAAATAGGTTGTTAAATGTATTTTTGCTTTCAGTTGACTTGATATCCCAACCTAATACTCCAAGCAAGTTGCCTAATTTGTTATCAATTATTGTGCTTTCCATTGTAGCATCATCAAATGGCAATTCTTTAAACCATTGTGGAATATGCAATTCGTCTACAGGATATGCAACACTAGTAAAGTCCAATGGATTCTTTTTCAATTTACATACAATAACTTTCATACCATCCATAATTTCTTGCGAATATTTGTCACTGTTCATACGTTTAAGTGTGTTCCAATTTATACTTGCTCGAACGTGTCCAGGCATGTTTGCTTTACCTTGTCTTGCTTCTTTTTTAGCATATTCGCCTATATTGTTTGCTCTACGAGGAGATCCTTTCTCCCAACCTGGTCTTAATTTGAATTCATTTCTAAACTGAGTTATTCTATCCAACACTTGTTCTTCATTACTATCTGTAAGCACCATTAGTAACAATTCAGACAAAAAGTCTTGAATGTATACAGGAGTATCTGATCTTTTCAAATCTAGTCCCATTGCTTTAATTTTACCTGGTTTACCTTCTTGATCAGTTCTAAATCCTTCTAAGTCATAGATTAAAATTGCATATCTTTTCTTAGTGATAAACAAACCTGATTTTGCCACACTTTCTCTACCTGCTTGAATTACTTCTGCTCTTGACTTCATACAATGAAATGCTTGGCCCATAAATTTTTTAAATGAATTATTTACTTCTCCTGCAACCTGATCATATAATTTTATCACACTTTCTTTTGTCCAAGGTATTTGTCCTGCATCTATTTCTTTTTTAAGAACTTCATATGCTGAAAAGTAAGCAGAATCTGTATCACCATATATAATTGCTTTACCAACATGATTGTATTCGCCTGTTATTACTTCATTGATCTTGGATGCCATGTGTTTGGATATCTGTCTGCCCGACAGTGTTGTTGATTGTCCAATACGTTTGTCAAAGAATCTACAACCAGGATTTAGAATAGCACCATACAAACTGTTCAAGTTAATCTTCTTAACCAACTGTCGTTTATCCCAAAATTCAATCTCTGCATCATTCTTTGCCTCTTTGGCTTTTTTCAACATTGCCTGCATTTCTTTTCTTTCTTTGTACCAACGAGCAAGTAGTCCAGGTATTACACCTTCAAACTCACTTGTAAATATTGTTCCATTTGCACTGATCATCATAGGATTGTTGCTGTCAAATATCATCTTGTAAACTTCAGCACCACTCATTACATCTGATTTACCATCTTCCCAATCTACATTAATACTGATATCTTTTCTTTGCTCCATCACAGCATCATATTCTAATGATCCAAAATGATTTTCCCATGCACCAGCAAATGACTTCTTCTGCAATGTCATTTGTTCTTCGATGTATTCATCTGTGTATGTTGGTCTCAATTGTCCCATCACACATTCTGGAGCCATGTTCAATGCTCTAATCACAGATGGATACAGTGAATTGATATCCATCGAACCTATCCAACTGTGTAAACCTTTTCTTGGATATGCCACATATGCACCTGCGGCTGTTGTAGAATCTTCATCACGTTTTGGTCTATTAGGAACTTGAACTCCTCGTCTATGTGCTTCATTTATAATTGCTTGTTCTGTTACTGCCACTGCTCCTAGTGTTGTTTGAAGTAACACAGTGTTGGCGTGTGCTAATTCATTTGAAAGTGCTATGAATCTAAGTTTACGATCCAATTTGTCTAACAACGCAGTATCTTGTCTGTTGTATTCTATAAATGTTCTGAAGTCTTGATTATAAAGTTGATCCAAACTGCCTTCATACACAGTTTTTCTTTCACCTATTTCATGTTCACCTATAGCATCTAACCTGTACGAGTGTCTTTCTTCATAGGTGTATTTTCTATAAAGTTCTAATGAATCCAAATGCACTCTGCCTACTAGGTCATAAGTTTCCTGTTCTCTACCATATCTTTCAAAAGTTCTTTTCTTAGGCATCTGTTTCCATAAACACAAGCGTCTTGTGTCATCTTTACTCATTACCTTTTTAATTCTGTTTATGATGTATGGCAAGTCATAACCTTCTGAATTCCATCCTGATATTACATCAGCATCTTCGATTATATCTAAAAATGCTTTAAGCATATCTGCTTCATCTTTATAAAGATACACATTGTCTATGCCTTTTGTTAATTCTTTTGCTTCTTCTATACCCATTGTTTTAGGAGGTATAGCAAACGTAACCATGGTCTTTAACCACTGCAATGAAACTGTGATTGCTGTGATTGGCATAAATGGATCACTAGGTTGACTGAATCCTTTTTCAGGATCAAAGTCCGCTTCAATATCAAAGAATGCTATATTTAAATCGGGTGCATTTTGATTAAGATAATTTTCACTTAAACATTGAAAGATTGGATTTATGTCTGATTCGAATAAAGTTTTATTTCTATTGATTGCAAGTTCTTTATGAAAATCTTTTGTGTTCTTAGATACGATTCTATTTAAAGGCTTACCTGTAGTACTCTTGTATTTGCCACCTGGATCTTCGTGATAGAATGTGTATTTGATTGGATATTCTTTGAATACCCTTTCTTTGTTTTGTCTTTCAACAACTCTGATGATGTCAGAGTTTCTGTCAAAATATCCGTCTATGTAACTCATTTATTCTCCTTTTTGTCATTTGTGGCTGACAAAATACCTAAAATCAATTGTGGCTGATATTGCCTTACTTTATATAATATAATAGTATACCTCCGAAACCCATTGCTGTCAATACTAAATTTGTTACAATCAGTGCCGGTTCTTTCCAAAGAAAGGATACTATTAACCAAACTATTCCGCCCATTGCCAGAAGCAGTGGACCTGCAGGATATAGTTCAGGAAATCCTGCATTTACGAATGTGCCTATAATTAAAATTGCCGTTGCTAACCATTTTAGGTTGTTGCCTGTTGTTACTTTTTTCATAAATTAATTTGTTTCATATCTATCAAATACTCTGTTGATCACATTGTTCACTCTTACAAAGTGTGCCGCTTTAGGCATATCTTTGATACGTCTTGCTCCAATATAAGTGCAAGTGCTTCTGACTCCACCTAACAACTGTTCAATAGTGTCTTTGACTGAGCCTTTGTCATCTAATACAACTGTTTTGCCTTCTGTGCCTCTGTATCCATCTTTTCTAGAACCATGTGTTGTGAATGCTGATTCAGAACTCATTCCATAAAAATATCTTTTACCATCTCGTAATTCAGTTTCACCTTCTTCATGTCCTGCCAACATACCACCAAGCATGACAAAGTGAGCACCACCGCTCAATGCTTTTGAAACATCACCTGGCTGAGTACATCCGCCGTCAGCAATGATATGTCCTCCAACACCATTCGCCGCATCTGAACATTCCATAATGGCTGAAAATTGTGGAACACCTACTCCTGTTTGTGTTCTTGTGGTACACACACTGCCTGGACCAATTCCAACTTTCACAATATCAGCACCTTTAATAATTAATTCTTCTGTCATGTTGGGTGTGACAACATTACCAGCAATGATAACTTTTTCTGGATACTCGTCTCTAATTTTTGAAATGAAGTCTACAAAATTTTCATGATATGCGTTTGCAACATCGATAGTGATACACGGGATATCTGGAAATGCTGACATCACTTGTTTAAGAGTTTGATAGTCTTGTGCATCTTTATCCCATATTGCTCCAGTACCAACACAAGCAGAAACATACTTAAATTTTAATCCTGTGCCTGCCGCTTGTTTCCAATCGTCTATGGTATAATGTTTTCTAATAACTGTGAGCATTTTGAATTCTTGCAACACTCTTGCCATTGAAAAAGTTCCTACCCCATCCATATTACTTGCCATGATTGGCACATATGTAAGTTCTTTACCACTGTTTTTAAATTTAAACTTTCTTAAGATATCAACATCACGTCTTGAACTTAATGTGGATCTTTTAGGTTGTAGCAATACATCTGAATAATCTAAATGTATGTTATAATCAATTCTCATTAAATTTTATTTTCTAAAGATTCAATGTCAATCCCTACCATTGTGTTCATGCCTGCAACAGGGCTAGTTTGAAATTCTAAATAATGCATCATGTTTTCTGGAGTAGATTCAATATAAGGATCGCTGTCCTCACCATCGTTGTTTATGCCTGGCTCTTGCCACCATGCTTCTACAACACCGTTGTTAACCACTGCCATATATCTCCAACTTCTATTTCCAAACCCCACGTGGTTCTTTCCAATCAACATTCCCATAAATCTTGTAAAATTACCTGAACCATCTGGAATCACTTTAACATTTTTTAATTTTAACGAATCTGCCCATGCGTTCATCACAAATGAATCATTCACTGAACAACAATAAATCTCGTCAATGCCCATGCTTTTAATTTTGTCTGCATTTGATTCAAATCCTGGCAATTGTTTTGATGTACAAGTTGGAGTGAATGCTCCTGGTAAACTGAATAGCACAACTCTTTTACCTGCAAAATAGTCTTGAGTTGTTTTGTCAGACCAACAACCTTCTTCAAATGTGCATCCACCATCTGGGGCAATATCGCCTTCTCTTACTCTAAATGTTACGTGTGGTATTTTAAATCCCTTCATCTTTGCTCCTTAATTCATAACCGCCAAAAAAGTCTGTAGCATTTATGGCTCTATCGTCTATCCAGACATCATAAACTGGTTTTTTCATTGTGATTGAACTGTGTTTAACATTCCAATCTTTTAGTTGTTGATGTGTAAGTTCAGTCCAGTCTTTGCCTGAATTACCACCTCGTGCTGTCCAATAATGTATTTCGTTGCCTTTATCGTACAGTGCGTTAAGTTTCGCTATGCGAACAAGGTCTGGCTTACTGTCTACATAGTTACTGTTTTCATTATAACAAATTGTTCCGTCAATGTCAACCATATATTTCATTACCAATACCTCATTGCTATACCAAACCCAAGAATATTCATACAAAGGAAATAACTAACCAACATTGTGGGCCAGACTAATTTTCTTCTGTAAAAAGTGAATATGGCTAGTGCTGAACCTATTATGAAAAATGGATAGACCATACGCATATCGGGGTTGGTGGCATTGAGTGCCAACGTCATACTTGCAATAATATTCACAAGTGTGCTGATCATTTCTAACCAAAAGCACAATTTGTCTTGCTTGTATGACTCTTTAAAGTATCCGACTATTTTATTGGTCTTTGCCAACTGCAATAATCAAGTTTTCTAATGAATCAAAGTCGTCTGAATATTTGTGCCATTCACCTTTGTGAGCAATTTTAATTGCCTTGTTTATAAGTGCTGGTTTGATTTCTAATTCTTCTGCCACTGCTTTCACAGTGTCCTTTAATCCGCCACTTAAATCTTCCACTTCTGAAAGAACGTTGGCTCCTTCATCTATAATTCTTTTAAGTTTTGCTTGTTCTTCTGGACCGTATGTTCTGCCTGCCATTATGTTCTCCTTTTTAATTGTTATTATACTTAATTTTTTTCAAGAAGTCAAGTGTCTTATTTGGAATCTCTTAATTTATCTTCGTAGAAATAATCGTCGGAATCACCAAAAGTAACTGTGCTTTCATTTTCACAGAAAAATTCTTTTGTGCTGACTTGGAAGTCTGGTATTTTTAATTCTGATGCTGTGAGTGATTGTTCAAACCAAAGCATTCTATTATTTGGTTGTGCAAAGTATTGTCCATTTGCCAATCTACCAAAATTGTGTTGTTTGTGTTCTGAGGGTACTTCGGACACTCCGGTATTTACAGTGTTGGGATCTCCATGACATGCATCAACAGTGAACAAATATTCACCTTTCATTCTGCCACCACCCTTCAACATGATTTCGACATCACAATTTTTCAACATGGCTTTGGTCCAAACTTGTATATTGGAACTGAATGAATCCCAAAGTTCAAGTGTATCAAGTGGAAGTTGTTCTTCTTGTTTGATGTCTGTGCGCCAAACAAATGCTGATATTGGAAACTTGTCGTAGCAGGCTCCATACTCTGGCAAGTATGCTTCAAACATTAATGCTCTACCCTGTACTGATTTGACTGCTATAAGAACTGCTTCTATGAAATCACCATGCCCACGTTGGAAATCGTGTACGTATTCTTTTTTGACCCAACATTTGATGTATGGTATATTTGCAACAAAGTTCAAGACACAGCCCTTTCATGGTTTAAAATAACTGTGTGTATTTATTGGATTTTTATTTTTTCTTAATTGGAACGCAGTTGTCTACTCTTTTGCCACCCTTCATCTTGGTGCCCATTCTTTTGTAGCCTTTCCAACACACTTTACCGTCAACACCTTTTTGCTTTTCTGCTTCATCCAGTGTTTCCCATGTTGGTTTGTTACAATCTTTACAAGTTTTTGTAGACTCTTTTAATTTATTCTGTAATTTGTTTGCTAATGATTCTTTGTAATCATGTGTGCATTTACATGCTGGTTTAGGCATTTCAGTATTACAACCACACCTTTTGCAAATATTTTCTGCTATTGCTTCAGTTGGTTCAGCCATTGCTGTGTCTTGTCCAGATATCATTTCATATTCCATGTAATGTTTTACCGAACTCAAATAATCTGCCGCTTTGGTAATCTTAGCCGCTACCCAACCTTCTAAACCTTGTTCTTCAGAAACATTTTTTAACAGTTCGTGCAGTTTGATTGAATATTTTGCCGCCTTGTACAAATCTGATCTTGCCATTTGAACTTCATGATCCATCTCTGCTTTCTGAGCCATCAGTGCTAGGTCTTCTGTTTGTACTTCTTTTTTAGAATCTTTTTTGTTGCTTTTGCCGTTCTTCTTTGCTAGAGCGTCAATAGCCGCTTGTGGCATTTTGCCTTCTTTAGCAACGTCTTTTTTTGTTAAATCTGAATGTTTCATAGTAGTATTTATCTCTTTATTGGAGCACCAAATATCGATGTTCCTTTCATATCTAAAGCATTGTCAGTTGGTTTTTGCATCTTTGCTTTGGGTGGCATTGATGGAGCACCTTTTTTGCCATAGGCATCACGTGCTTTTTTGTTGCCTATTGCTATGTGTGGATTAGCCACTGTTGCAATACTGCCAGCCGATGTAGCACCTGCTGTTGCAACTTCTGATATAATGTCTCTGATACGCATAATATTATTTACCGTCTTTGTGTAAATTTTTAACACGTTTAGATGTGGTGTATTTGGCGTGTGGCACTTTAAGGTTCTTTTTACCGTATATGTCGCCCACCTTGTGAGTGTATACCAGCATTTCAGGATCCAACCCATAATGATAGTCCACACGGGCTTCTACCATTTTGAAATCCTTATAACGCATATTACAATAAATTTTTTAGATTTATAATGCCGTTGTCGATGATTGCTCTTTCTTCATAACTACCACCGGCTCCAACTTCTGAGTCTCCAGATGTACATGCTTCTAAACCTTCAACGTATTTAGATTCTGTGATCTCACCAGATTCAAATCTAGTTTTTAATGATAATATTGTTGATGCTGTTTCTTTGACCCAACCTGTTCTTGAATCACGAGCATTTACCAATCTATTTAAAAATTCAGCCATTGTTTATTCCTCTTTGTTATAATGTATTTATTAAGATTTTGCTCTACCAGACTTCATATTAGCACACCAATGATACATCTTGCCTCGTTCGCCACCATATTTCTTTGCTTTTGCTCTCAGTGATGTGACTGAACCGTTGCAACTGGCACCTGACTTTTTTACTCTGCCTGGTCTGCTTTTGCCTTTTTTCTTGCCATCAGAAAAATTCTCATTGGCTTTATTATTGCCTACATTTTTAAATCTAAATCTGTTGTTAGGGCCTGTGCCTTTTTTATGAATCAAACCTTGAGGCTTGATGGTTTGAGGCATGATTATGAATTCGCCAATAATGTCTCTCAGTTTCATCTTAATCTAGGTGGATTACCTTTTTTATCTATTTTGAATCCAAACTTTGCCGCTTGACGTTGTGTTTCTCCAGGCTTGACATCTGCGGTTGTGTTTTGCTTGGTGATAATTCCTACACCTTCCTGTTTTGTTTGATTTTGCTTTGTGTATGCTTCTAATTCTGTTTTGATCTTGTTTAATGAATCTCTGTTGGCTTGATACAGTATGCCAAATCCACCAGCACTGTTCCATTTTTCAATATTGATTGGTCTGTCATCTATCAATATGTTAGGCTGTCTTGTTTGCTTGTTTACAGCATATGATTCTTTCCTGCCCGTAATGATTATTTCCTTAGGCTGTTCAATGTTTTTGCTGATCCAAACTTTTTTCCATTTTGCTGAATTGGCATTGTCGCCTCTTAATGGTGAAGAACAAATTGAAAAAGTTCCACCTGTAAAGTCTTTTACCATTTTAATCAATTGATCTGCACTTGTAAATTTAGGTAAAGTTTCAAAAAAGTTTGTGCCAGTAATTTTTTCAATCACTTCTGCTTTTAAGTCTTTGGTTCTATCTGATGTAAGTTCTTTCCAGTGTGCAACACCGTACAGTTTTTCGATACCACCAAAGAAGTCTGCCATAACTCCGTCCATGTCTAAATACACAATTGGTTTCGTTTCCATATCTTCATTATACAACTTTTTGTTGTATTTGTCAATATTGGAATTTAGTTCCAAAATACGCATTAATTGAAACCTAAATGCGTAACTTCTGGATACTTCGCTATGATTTTTCTAGCAAGTTCATTGTGAAGTTTCACTTGCCTATTCATGTAACCTTCTGGTTTACCGCCTGATATCATGGTTGGACCATCTGGGTTTTTATCTATTGTGGTTGGTTCTTCTGGCGATTTTTTATCTATGTTCTTCTGTAACCATTGTGTTGTTACAGCAATAAATTCTTTTGCTGGTACAGGACTCTGATCTTCAAAGTCTGGATTGTACCCCAATGTGCTAAGAAACTGTCTCATACTGGCGTTGCTCATGTATGGACTCTCAACTTCCTTGTCGTCCTTGTATGCGTCTGGGAACGTCCATAAGTTTTTTTCTGTTGGATGTTTATGGTAAGCGATCATCTCAGCGCCTTCCGACACTGAATCTTCATTAGTTGATTCGTTTTTAATACCGTGTGATGCTAACACCATTCCCATTGTGTCGGCTAATCCAATTTTATCCATGTTCATTTGATCAACGTCTGAAGTATCACCGTGATCATTGAAAACTGCCATGTATTCTTTTACTTTGTTTGGGTCGAATCCTGCTTTGATTAGAATATCTTCACTTTTGTAATCTAGGTCTTCAGTTGTTGGTTTGTTCATTGTGATTGTAAATTTGTTGCCTTCAAAATCTACATCAGCACCTGTAATCAATTTGTACATCTTTGCCAACAGTCTGTTGTCGTATTCTGGTCTGCCATGTCCTTTTTGCGGTTCTTTAATTTTGTCTGCTAACATTTGAACAAATGCTGATTTGTCTAAACGCATTTCGCCTTCGTTTGTTGTTTGTAGTGCTTTTGCAACACTAGGGTGATCTGCTAGTCCAGGAGCAATCTTGTTAATCACTTCAACAGCACCTGTCATGTTACCACCTTTGTATTTAGGATTGTTTAAAACCCCATACGCCATTTTAATTTCTTTATCACTAAAGCCCATGTTGTCTTCTGTTCTCAATGCTGATCTTTTAAATCCTTTTTGAATAAAATCTTTTTCACGTTCTGCTGGAATCATTATGGTTTTTCCATCTTTGTGAACATACAACGATTTAACTTCAGCACCCATTCTTTTTAAGTCAGTTGCTTGTACACCGTCTTCTTTTGCATGTTTATCTTTTTTCTTTTTCTGTTCATCTGAACTGTGCCCAAATGTTTTGTGTACCAGTTTATCTAACTTTCTATGAAATTCATCTTCCTCTTCGTCACTAGCATCTTCTGACATACCTTTGTTTTTTCTATTAACATAGTGATCACTCATTTTGCCATAGCCATGTCGCCATGCCATTTGTCTCAAAGTATCATCGTCTGAATCTTTAAATCTATCTGCCAGTTCTTGGTCAGTCATGTCAGCATATCTTTGTTTGCTTTTGATAACTGATGCTGGCATTCTTTCTTGAACGTTGTCTTCTGTTTTTAAATTCTTTTCAGCCCATTTGGCTAATTCTGCTTTTCTTTTGGCTATCACAGCCTGTGTTCTAGCATCGGCCATTTTAGGATCTTTTTGGATGTCTTGTAG